TTCTTTACCTTTTCTATCATAAACATTTTTCCAATTTAATTTATTATAGTAAATATTATTTTTATTGAAAAATTCTTCGATTAAATTATTCGCATTTATTTCTTTTATTTTACTTTCAGTTGATATGTATTTATTTATAGTCAAAACATCAGATTTCAATGATGATACATCAGATTTTAATGATGACACATCAGATTTTAATGATGACACATCAGATTTTAATGATGACATATCAGATTTCAATGATGAAATCTCCGATTCAATTTTAGTAAATCTCGGGTCTAAATAATTTATTATTGAAGCTAATAGTTTTTTATCTCTTTTATCCATTATATTATATATAATAATATTTTTAAATTTATAATTATATTGTTCAAAAAATATATTATAAATCTTAAACAATATAATTATGAAAAATCTCTTTATAACAAATACGATAACCAAATTTAAAACAACACATATTCCCTTAGATACGCTAATTTACCCCGTCGGAAAAAATGATTTGGCAAATCATTTTAATACAATAAATACTATAATTCAAAAATTAGATATAGAAACAGTATATTGCGACTCAAAATACATATATGACCATTATAAATATAAACTCCCCCAAATAAAAAGGTTGACTCGTGATATCCCAGCATACACTTTTATAAATTACGATACATCCCTCAATTTACGCCGGATATGTATAGCCGGATATCTAACCGTCTTATTCTTCTCACTATTTCACGATACGCTTTTCTCAATCGCAGTTATCCTAGTCCTAATCGCATTCTGGTTTTTAATCGAAAAGATAATCCTATCATCAAAGTGGACACCCCATTCAAAGAATTTCATCAACCTCTAATTTTTCTGATTGGGATTGTATCGACAATTTATCAAGTGGATACCCAATCTTTTCAAATAGGTCCTTCGGATATATTTTTATAAACTGTTTTGTGATTTTATCATTTGTAAAATACTCTCGCCATTTCTCCAAGTCAATATTCTTGTTAGTTATATGCAAATTCAGTTTGAGGTCCGCTTCGCTCTTATTTCTTATATTATGGAGCTTCGCAATTTCCAGAGCAATAATAATCATTTCTTTTGTAAAACCGTAGTGTTTGAACATATTTCTTAAAACTCCATCAAAATCAGTCATTAAATCCTCATATTTCAATTCTAAGAAGTTTGTCATATAATAATCCCACTTATAGATATCAGTAATTGTATTAAAGCTACTCTCAATATATAGGTCATTCTTCATTTCAAAAATTATACCCTGCTCTTTTGTAAGGCGGTTCAATAGTTTTTTATAAGTTTCATTCCCATATTCAGCGATTTTCTTGTTAGCCCATGGTTCGGTCGTCTTTCTGTGATATTCATACGCACTCGCAATAATTGCGCATGGATTCCTTATCATATGTGTCCCAATAATCGGGCGGTCTATTTTTGAAAAATCAATATGGCTATGATGTTCAACCCACACATCTGTTGTTGGTTCTAATTTATCTTGTGCGCAATACTGATACTTTATCCCAAAATAATTACATACAGCCCTTAATATTTTCTCAATGACAACAGTCCCTGTTTTATGATGACAGCAATGTATAATAAGTGGGCGCTTATTAGCATATTCCATATACACATCTGGTTGAACTGTGCGATGTTTAATCAGTGATTGCGTAATCTCATCTTTAATGTGGGATTCCATCTTATAAAATAATAATAAATTTAATTGTAATAATAACCGAAGTTTGATTTCTTACTCCTCAGAATCATCAACTTCATCCCTAATACGAATCCCAGTGAATCCCTTTCCTCTGGAGAGTCCACCAATCTTAATATTGTTCTTAAATTCAACTTCATAGTTTGCGAAGCAAGTCTTCATTTTCTCAATAAATTCAGTCTGCGTAATTGGGGACCGCTTACCTCCGCTAATATGTTCTTGATAGTAATCCTTGAACATTGAAAACAAATCCCGAATAATAATTCCATCCGAAGCATTCTCAGTAATTTCAATCTGTTCTTCCAGAAACTCACTATAACTGTCCTGATTCTTCAACATTCGTGAAGAGTTCATAGAAACCAATGACGGAATAACCAATTTCTGCTTATTCTGAATATATATTTTAACATAGTCCAGCAAAATGAGCATATATTGTTGCCGGTATTGAATATTATCCTTCAATTTCGGCTTTAAGTTTGGGTCAGCCCTAAACTCGTTCGATTTCTTCGGCTCGTGCATAACGAATCTGTTCGGGAAATTGATTCCAACATATCGACGAATGAAACCGCCATCATGAACATCATCAATTTTAGGCATCTTATTACAAAGCATAACAAGCGTGAATTTCGGGATATCAGTCAGCTCCGGATTTGGAGAATGCGCCTTCCTAATTTGAATCTTGTCTCCACCAGTAATCTCCTTAATGAAATCAATATTCAGCTTCTTTTCATTGGGCGGTTCATTCACCTGAACATACCGCTTCTTAAAAATACTAATCAGCTTCGAATTGTGGCCCTCCTGCGAGTTGCTAATATTTGTGATATATGAATTATCCAAAATACCGGCATAGTCCCCCAGCGAGTTGTCATGTAGAGTTGTAATAACACCCTTACCATTTCCACCTGTTCCCTCAAAATTGACGAAGAGCTCATTCTTGTTCGTTCCAATGAGTGTCGAGCTCAAAAAGAGGAGTGCGAACTCGCAAACATCTGTGCTGGGAAGCGATTTCTGAAACAAGTCCATAATCTCATCTCGTATAGATGGTATAACATCTGGGGAATAGTCGTATCCAGTCGAATAACTGATTTTGTCATCCGGTTTCTGGTCCCGAAAGAGGCCCGATTTCAAGTCATAGACTCCGTTATTGAAGCCAAGCAAGTGATTGTCCATATCCAGCTCCTTATGGAAGTTCTCATCGTAGAACACTTCCTTACACTCATTCATTACTGAATTCTTGTAGGTCGCGCTACTGAGTGTATGGATTGATTTCTCACACGCCATCTTCATAACTTTTGTTGGGTCGCTTTCTGGAATCATATCGCCAGATTGTTGCTCGGTGTCGGCTATTTTTGTGCTCAACATTGCGCTATAACGAAGAAGGGCTCCCTTTACTTGAACCGTTATATCCTTTAAAAGGGGGACTGGTTCATCTAATACTTGCCAACGGTTCGTATAACGATACCAGACGCCCTTCGAATACTTGTATTTTTCGGACAAGATATGATGAGCTAATTCTGCATAGTCAGTGTGTGTATTACGAAAACTGCGACGAATATAATTCGTCAGGTCATCCTCTCCTCCATATTTTTCGATGGTCGAGAAATACTTCTCTGGGTTGTCGTGCCACGCCATTCTCCGGAGGGAACCAATTTTCGCTTGATTTTCCTTGGGATATGTCGAGTATTTGAGCCAGAGGCGCTCACAATGGGCCTCGTCATACTTTGAAGATTGGGATGACCATTCTTTCCATAGGGTAATTAAGTTGCCATCGATATTGTGAAGGATTGCTCCAACTCGGAACCAGTCGCTATATTCTTCTACGCGAGCCGGTTTCAATAAAGAGATGAGCGCCTTCAAATATTCAGGGCTCTTTTTGGAAACGAGCTCTTCAATCAATACTTCGACTTCACTGGGCTTTTGTTCGCCCAGAATGTCTTCAAGTCCCTTCTTCTTTTTTTCGGTCTCTTTCTCGATAATTGAATCTATAAGAGTTTCCTTCTCTGGAAAATTATTTTGGAGAGAAAGAACTTTGAGGAGTTGAATGTTAATTTCTGGGAGCTCCATTTCTTCCATATTCATATCGAATATGCGGGTAAGCTTATAGACTTGTGATGACGGGGATTTCTTGCTCCCGAACATAATAATATTATTACGCTCTACGACGGCCTCATCAATAATACTCTGGATCGACGAAGTGGATATTGCTAAAATGGGGTCTTCGCTCATTTTATCAATGACGAACTTTCGGAGCCAGTGCTGGGCACTGTATTTGATACATATGAACGGGAACATTATATGAATCCCGTCTTTCAGGACGTTTCGCTTTTCATCGAGGTCAGGGTGGTCTTTTTCAAGAACGTAGGCGTATGATTCTTTCTGTTGAAGAGTATTACCGAACAATTCCTGAAATCCGGCGTAATAAGTTTGTAATACGCGAGTGAGGAAATCATCGTCATACTGGCGGGAATCGTATCTTTCGGAATCGTGTCGTAAATCAATATCTACGAACACTTTCGAAAATTTCTCGAGGTGCCTCTCTGTTAGGAATGAATCATTTCCCTCTGTCATTGTGTGAGTAAAATAGATGGACCAAAACTTATCACGTTCTGACGGTTTAATTTTATATAAACCACCCATCATAGATGTGTGGGTTGGGCCTTCTTCTTTATTCACTTGGTGGTCAATTAAATAGCGCTTCATTTTATTTTAAATGATTATCGGTCAGATAAAAAATCAATTTTTACAATTTGATATAGGGAGTTATAAGAAGAGTTTTAGGATGCGTTATTGGAAATATTGTATGATTATTTAAAAATTGATGGTAAAATCGTTCAAAATTTTTATGAATTTGCGCACCAAGCCAAACACCCAAATGGATAACTCACAGTTAACACCACAACAACAATTAATCGCTACTATGTTAGCACAACAGCAACAGATGTTGAATCTCCTGATGATGTCTGATTCAGGAAATTCAGCAAATTCTGCATCTGCTCCTGCTCGCATCAACGAGCTCCCCACGAGAACCCTCGTGGGGGCATCAGATGCCGAACCAGATGTCGCAGGAGGTAATAAGCCCAACGCGTCCTTCAATAGAGCTTCTGCTCCTGCTCCTGAAAATGCACCTGCTCTTGCTTCTGAAAATTCACGTGCTTCTGCAAAATCACGTTCTTCTACTTCTGTGTTATCTCCAGCTCCTGAAAATTCGTGCACTCCTGCAAATCCACGTGCTTCTGCAAATCAACGTACACCTGTTTCTGCACCTGCTCTTGCTTCTGAAAATCCACATGCTTCTGCAAAATCACGTGCTTCTACTTCTGCGTCATCTCCAGCTCATGAAAATTCGTGCACTTCTGCAAATGTACGTGCTTCTGCAAATGCACGTGCTTCTGCAAATGCACGTGCACATGTTTCTGCACCTGCACCTGCACCTGCTCCTGAAAATGTGAGTAGAACTGATCAAACGGAGTCTCCTGAAATGGAATCAAACGATGCGTCAATGGCTCTGAAGCTTTTTGGTCAGATTTCTGATGAAGAAACGTCAGAGCCATTGTTTTTGGAAGTAACCAGTTACGCAACTGCTGTTCGTCGCGAGGACACTATCGCAGAACTGGCGTATCAACTAGGAGAACCCGGTATTCCGAAACCAATTAGTTCAAGACAAAAGAGCACCAAGCCAATGACTGTCCGTTCAATTAATCCCTTTTGTCCGGATTCCATCGATTACACACGTACGAGAGAACTTTTCAAGCTCATTGAAACAAAAAATGCTCTCTTTCGTGAGATTGAGATCATGGATAAAGACCCCAAACCCAAAAACAGGAAGAAGACTCTTGAGCAACATACGAAGTGTCTTTCTTCGAAGAAGGACACCCCAAAAATCAGACAATTGCTCAAACGTCTCCAAGATGAGGTTGATGCTGACATCGCCTTCATGAAGGAAAAATTGAAATCCTACAAGGAAACCGACGAACAGCTTCCTTGGGCGGGGAAAGAAGCCAATTCTTTTTTTAGGAAATTCGCTGATTTGATGGCTCATCTAACAGCATCAGACAAGTATCTGAAATCTGAATCAGCCAAGAAAACCTCCTCTGAATTCAAGGGTCCCAAGACCGCAAGTGCCACGATCTACCCAAAGGATATTGATCTTCCATCGAAGACACCTCCGTTGCGCAATGAAGATGTCCTGTGGAAAGACGATTTTTGGAAATTCTTGAAGCTGGATTTAATGCTGGCCAATCAAGTCGAGGGATACGTCTCGATGTTCTTTATCATGAAAGAGGTTTCAAAGGATGATTCCTCCAAGAAAGATCGGAAAATTTTCGTGAAAATCAATACAGATGTGTTTGAATCCTTTCCGAATCAAGACAGTGTTATGTCCTGGATAGATCACTTCTTTAGCGCAGTGAATGTTTTGAAAAATGCGAACGGTTTCTCCAAAATGTCTCTGAACGATTCCTTATCCGACGAGAACTTCCGTGAAGTATATTCATCACAATTGTCAAAGAAGAAATTTTTCGAGAAGAGACAACCGCTTCCAGACTTCTTCGGTACAACCCATGAGTCATCTTCGAGACACGAACATTCTTCTCGTCGAGCTGGTGGAGGTGGTGGAGCTGGTGGAGGTGGTGTACCTGCGAAAGAAATTGAACTAAACGCTCTTTGTTTCCAATTTCAAAAATCCATGAGAGGGGTCAGTGGTACCCTTCCTTCGATTGGAATTCTCGGATTAGCGAATCGAAACCAAGCGCAATACAATTTGTATCGCGCTATCGCAGACCATCCGGACTTTCTGAGATGCGGATTCAAGACGGTCCCAAAATACCTTCAATCCGTCGGAGTGATAGAAATCAACGGTGAAGGAAACGGGATGACCTTCAAAGTTCTGGATCATGAATAACAAGAGTAACATCCCCATTTTTTTGGGAAAACGTTTTTTGCCAAATGGCAAAATTATAATATAATAATATAATAAATGAAAACAGATGATATTTTACCCCAATCAATGATAAAATGCGGTATTCAATATAATTGCATATCCGACTCTATAATCTACGTATTACAATTTATAAAACTACTCGATGATAATATTGGTAAAAAAATGAGTCTCAATCAGAAAATATCTCCCCAACTTATCGAAAAA